TGCTTATGGATGAGTTCCACGAAGGGACGCCCGAGCAAGTTGCAACTTACCATCAGACGAAGAATTTCAACAGGTTGTTGTTGTCGGCGACACTGGACATCAAATTATTCCCAGAGGTGAAACGAATTTACCGTGCACCTATAAGATCACGTTTCTCTGTAGACGAACTTGTTCTTGACATGCCAGTGGCCGATATGTACGCATCATTGGCGAAGACTTACCCGACGCAAGCAGCGCGAGCCCTGATCATAGTGCCCAAGCTCGCTGACGCGAACAGGATAAGGAACTCTCTAGTGGCAGGGAATATAGAGGCCCACGTGGTCTCGCGGTTCTCTCCTTCTTTCCCAACCTCAGGGGTGCTGGTGGCCACCCAGGTCGTAGACGCAGGGGCAAACATTACCCCGGCACCGGCCATGGTCATCGACAATGGGAGAAGAATCGTCTCTGACAAGGGAGCCCTGATAGAGGTAAACTCTGACCCAATGACCAAGGTGCAACGCAAAGGCCGCACTGGTCGTCAAGGTGATGGTATCTACGTGTGCCCACCATTTGCAGGGACAGGGCCTACCCCAACTGCGTACCCGAACTGGGCTCTTTATACATACAGTGAATCTTTGCGTGTACACTACAATAGGATCCTCGGATTGACAGTAGAACTGCAGGCCATCACGGATGGCACGCTAGTGCGAGTCGGAGCTGACGCAGACACGACCATCCTAACCCGGGATTTGCTGCCCAACAGAATGGAGGCGATGACGACTGTGAACGTTGTTGCCTCGTTGTCTGTATACTATGCGATGCTTGTGACCACGGGAGAGCACAAGGCAGCAATCAACACTTACACCAAGTTCGTGGAGACAGGCCAAGGCTTGATCGAAGATGCGAGCGCTCCGATGGAATTCCAAATAAGGGCGCTGATAACACCCATGGTGCAATGCCTCCCGATAGAGGATCTGCTGATCTATCTGAATGCGTCACCTTATGAGACCAATGTCAATGGTCAAGTTTGGAGACATTGTGGGCTTGTTCTAAAAGGCAATTCTGTCCAGATCATGCCGCTCCCTTCGCAGGAGGCTGAGAGGCGATTCCAACGAAGGCCGAAATGAGCCCAATAACAACTCGG